CTCATGGCAAGATTATATCGTATCTCCAACAACTTACAATGTAGAATATTATGATAATTATGTTGGAAGTATAGAGGTATATCAGTTAGACGAGCAGAATCATAGGACTGCTGGTATTAAAATTAAAAATGCATTTCCCAAAACATTAAATGCAATTGAAGTAAGTAACGAAACTGTTAGTGCGTTGTTAAAACATACTGTAGGATTTTCATTCAAAGAATGGATACCACTACAAGCACATGGTAATCCTAATGATGGTAAAGCATCATGGGTTGAATATCCAGAATACAAAGAACAAGTTGTAAGTAAAAGAAATGCACCGATGGGATTTGACCCTCGTACACCCACTCAAACTATGTTTCCAAATACTAGTAGACCAGTTGGTGCAGCATTTAATGACAAATTCCCAGGCCGTGAAAAAGGTATCTTTGAGGATGCTGGTAAAGCATTCAATGACGTATTGGCTGCAAGAGATAGGGTTGTGTTCGCACAACAAAAAGTTTTGGCGTTCAGAAATTTCTTTAGAGGAATAACTAAGAACCCAATAAGTAATCTAGGAATCGGAAGAGGACTAAGATTTTAATCATCGTAATGTAAATAGGAGATAATTATGGCATTACCAAAACTCGCCTCGGCGAAATATGAGTTGACGTTACCATCTAATGGTGAAAAAGTGGAATTTCGTCCATTCCTTGTAAAAGAAGAAAAACTTCTTCTAATGGCACAAGGTGCTGGAACTGAAGCAGACCAAATTAGAGCAATTAAGGATATTGTTTCTAATTGCACATTTAATAGTGTTGACCCTTCAAAAATTCCTTTCTTTGATTTGGAATACATCTTTCTGCAATTGCGTGGAAAGTCTGTAGGAGAAACAACAAAGGTTTCTGTTACTTGTCCAGATGACAAAGAAACAAAAGTAGAGGTTGAAGTTAACCTTGCAAATATTAAATGTGTCAATAATGTTGAACACACTAGTGAAATCAAATTGAGTGATAACATAGGTATTGTTATGCAGTATCCTCTAATTGATGTTATGGCAAATGCATCTGATAAAGCAGACGCTGCATTTGACATTATCAAAGGATGTATTTCATCAATTTATGATTCAGAGAATGTGACTGACAGAAAAGACATGGATGAGAAAGACTTAGATGAGTTTATTGATTCTATGACACATGAACAGTTTGAAAAAATGAATAATTTCTTTACTACGATGCCTCGTGTCAAAGAAGAGGTTAAAGTGAAGAATCCGAATACAGGTGTTGAAAGCACTGTAGTACTTGAGGGGATGGCTAGTTTTTTTTAATAGCCCTCTCCCATAATTCGTTAGAGAGTTATTTTAAGACTAATTTTGCTCTAATGAAACATCATCAGTTTTCTTTAACTGAGATAGAAAACTGGATACCGTGGGAGAGGGAAGTATACGTTTCTTTACTCTTGCAGTATTTGGAAGAGCAAGAAATGAAGGAACGCCAACGTGCGGCGAACCGTAAACATAAATAATAATAGAGGGAGAGACTATTATGGCAGAAGAAGAGGTTAAAAAAGCAACACACCATCCAGCAGATACTAATGGGGATGGTAAAGTATCAGATGAAGAGCATGCAATGTATATGGAGTTCAAAAGAAAAGAACTTGAAGATAACGATGCCATGCGTGACGCTCAGCGTTCAATGACATGGTTCGCTTTATTTGGATTATTATTATATCCATTTGCAGTAGTAATTGCATCACTGATTGGATTAGATGAAGCACAAAAAACACTAGGCAGTATGGCTCCAACATATTTTGTTGCAGTTGCTGGTATAGTCGCAGCGTTCTTCGGTTCGCAAGCATACACAAAGAAGAAGTAAAATAAATGGCAAATTCTGAAACAGTAAATCAACAGTTAGCACAATCCGTTAAAGAGTTAAGAGAAGTCAATCAGAGAGTAGCAAATGCTCAAACTGATATGGCTAAACTTGCAACAGGTGTTGTTGGTGGTTCTAAAGCAATGGCGAAAGAAATCATTGACAAATCTGGACTTGCTGGTTTGAAGAATTTACCGTTTGCAGGTCTCGCTGCATCTTTGGGTGGTAAGATATTCCAACAGATGAAACAAAAGCGAGAGAATAGACTTCTTGAAATGCAATTGGGTCTTGCCAAGGGTTCAGCAAAAACAATGAGAGCTGAGTTTGAACTTAAAGAGGCACAAAAAGCACAATTAGAAGCACTTAGAGGTGCTGCTGAAAAACTAGGAATGGCAGGTGACCAACTACCTGTTAAACTAGAAAAAGGAATGGGTGTTCGTGAGGATGGAGACACTACAGCGGGCGGATTAAGTGCTGCAGAGGTTGAGAAATCAAGAGAAGAAGCAAGAATAAGCAAAAAAACAAATAAACTACTACAAAAAGTAGCAGACAACACAAAAGAAATGTTAAAGAGTTTCATGGGTGCTGTTGCAAAAGGTGGTGGTATGGGATTAGGTGCTCTTGCTGGACTTATTGCTGCTCCTGTTATTATAATAGTAAATTTTTTCAAAACACTTAAAGGGGAACTAAAACTTCTTAATAAACTAACTGGTGGTGGACTTGCAAAAATATTTAGACCATTTATTCGTTTTTTTGATGCAGTAGGCGATATCACTAAAAAAGGTGGAACAGGTAAGTTTCTAAAGAAAGATACTGGAAAAATCTTTGGAAGATTTACCAAAATGATTTCAAATGTAGTTGGTAGAGTAAGAGGTGTATTCCTTGGAATCATTAATTTTGGTAGACGTATTGTTGGTGTGTTCTCGAAATTCAGTGCATTCTCTGGTGGGTTTGCAAAAACCTTTCAAGGTATAGCAAGATTTGCAAGAGTATTTGGTCAAGTACTTGGTAAAATATTCCTACCCATAACAATTCTTATGGCAGTATTTGATGGTGTCACTGGATTCTTAGACGGTTTCAAAGAGAGTGATGGTGACAGTCTATTAACTAAAGTTATAGATGGTATTGGAGAGGGATTAGGAAAAATTGTTGGTAATCTTATTGGATTCCCCCTTAATCTCCTAAAAGATGGTGTTGCATGGATTGGTACAAAACTTGGATTTGATATGTCTTTCATGTCAGACTTTGATTTTGTAGCTTTCATAAAAGATATAATTTCATTTCCTTTTAATATGCTTTCTAATGCAATAGATTGGATTGGAACACTATTTACTGACCCTGTTCAAGCATTAACTGATTTATGGAATGGACTTGTTGGTGATGGTGGTTTAATTGATATGATATTTGCACCTATTGACAAAGCAATTGCATGGGTAAAAGGATTGTTTGGATGGTCAACTGAGGGAGAAGAAGAGTTTAGTATCGCCACATTCGTTAAAGGTATATTCAACTCCGTAAAAGAATGGTTTATGGGAATATTCTCATGGGGCAAAGATGCTGGTACAAATGCAGCAGGTGATTTCTCATTCTTTACACTTATTGGCAGTGTATTTACATCCATCAAAGAATGGTTCATGGGACTATTTGCATGGGGGAAAGAGACTGGCACTAACGCAGCAGGCGATTTCTCATTCTTTACATTGATTGGTGGTGTATTTGAATCTGTAAAAACATGGTTTAAAGGACTGTTTACTTTTGGTGACCCAAATGAAGATGGTTCGTTTTCACTTGGTACTTTATTATATGATACCGCAAAAGGTATATTTGATTGGTTTAAAGGACTGTTTGATATTGATATTGGTGGATTGATTAAATCAATTCCAGGCGCTGGTAAAGTGTTGAGTTGGTTTGGATTTGGTGATGAAGAACCACCAGAAGAATCGCCTGCCGCAGACCCTAATCAACAAAAATTAAGCGAAAACCAAGATAATCTTGACAAGAATGCGATGGAGATGGAAGAAGTCTCTAAACGTATGGACAAGTTTGAGTCTGGCAAAAATGCATACTTCGGTAGAGACACCCAAGCAAAATATGATGCAGATAGGATGTTATTTGAACAACTACTGCAACGTGAGGGTGAACTAGAGCGTGCAAATCTTGCTCTACAAGAAGCAATTGCAGACAATATGAATAGTGGTGGAACTACTGTTATTGATAATTCCCAAAGAACCTCAAATCAAACAAGTGGTGGAAGAATGGCACTTCCAATTCCTATATCAAACAACCAAGCTTGGGAAGCATACGGTTATTAATCTCTAACTGCACCGTCTTTATCAGCAATCTTAACTAACCAACCGCCTTCGTTTACACGAAATACATCTCCAGGCTTGTAAAGGTAATGGTCTTTTTTAGTACCGTCTTTACCTACACCCATAACTTCACCTTCCCACTCACCACTAACTTTAAAGTTAGTACCTGCTTGGTCTATATTATAATCTACCCACATCATTTGTGTGACTCCAATAATTCTTTTGATGGATTGCCGATAAACTCAAAGTAACCATTCGGGCCAACTCTAAACTCATCACC